CTTCGTCTGTTGTTAATCCGTCAAGACTCACGTTCTGTTTACTTCTGTTACTTGCGGGGATCTTGTCCTGATATTCCCAGATGTCCCAGTCTGTGATTGACTGCATCGCGCAGTAGCCGTATTCAAGTGCCTCAAATTTAATTTGTCGTTTCCTGAATTTTCCTAGTCGGACCTTCAACTCCATAAGGAAGTTGTAGACAGTTGCTGTATCATCTCCTCCTACTGTGCCTTGTCCTATAAAGGTTGTACCGATAGCGTAGGTACTGTTGTAGTCTACGTAGTCACCCGAACCGAGGATAGTACCAACCCATTGGAACTCACCGCTGTCTGTAGACACATATACCTTGATGCTCTGTTGTGGAGCGATTTGCCCCCTGAACCGAAACTTCTTAGTCTTCTTGAGGGATTGAGGCTTAGAGTAGGTGTCACCCGCACTAATCCACTCGTTCTGTACCTTGGTAGACATATCATCGAAGCCGGTGAACATCTCGTAGCTTGTCTGTGAAAGTGGGTCGCCTCCGTAGAGTATACCTTCGTCTGTAGTAAAGCACCGCACACCATAAGGCGCGACGTCTATGGTCTTTTCCATCATGTCACCCATGAGTACACGGTTGTTGTCCGCTGCGTCCTCTCTACAGGCCACCACTAGGTACTTGTCCCAGGTGTAGAGTGCTACGTCAGTGTATAGATAGTTCTGGAATTTGAACTGAGGGAATACTGGTGAGGTAATAAAGTTATCCCCAAGAGGGTTACGTTCTAGAATGTTAATCATCGGGCGACTAGGGTTTCCTGTGTTCATATACATGATACCTGTACTGGTCCCAACAGCAGAGCGTAGCGTCTCTACACCTACGTCAGTCCTGATAAGCTCGTTGGTTGGATCTGTATCAGCTGCGTCTAGTGTGAACTTATAAACTGAGTTCTCCTTGAATGAAAAGTATGAACCTTCGAATGGGATAACCACCTGGATGGAATCACCCCCTGCATCCTGTCGGACGACGAAGCCTTCACCAGCTAGTCTAGAGGCTGATTTACTGAAGTCAGTTACACCAAGCGCGTTGCTGTCCTCCCACTGGTAATCAGCTGTACCGGCTCCTGTCTGTCCTGTGATGGTGAATACACCTGACATGTAGTTGATAGTACCTGTACCACCGGCATCTCCGGTTAAAGTTCCGTCATAGTTATCAGTAAACACCTCACCTGATGATGTGTCTGTTATTTCTACCCCGAAACAAGTACGAGTTGAGCCACCAGCCTTGAAAGCGAGTGTTCCTGACTCAACTGCCGTAATAGCTTCAGAGGCTACTGTGGTGTATACGTCTGAGTCTTGGGCGTCTATATATGAGCCATAGAGTCCTGAGTTGTCGTTCTCTGTCTTCCACATGATTGAACGAGCTTGGTTTATGAAAAAGTACCCCTTGAAGTTCTTAGTAGCGTCGTACATGTCAGCGTAGCTACCCGGGTTAGCGGATACTATCTTAAACAGTCCGTCCTCTGGTGAACCCATAAACACGAAGTTACCCGCTAGTGAAGCGTAGTTAGTGAAGGTCATGTCAGCGTTAGCTAGACCAGTGATGATGTTGGTCCAAGTAGAACCGTTGAGATACTGAACTACACCGTCTGAGCCTGTCCATATCTTCCTGAAGAAGACTGATGTACCGTCTGTCTTGTAGCCAACGTGCTGTGACCACACCTTACCAGCTGCGCCTTCTGCGCCTTGTGCCTGGCGCCCGTACATGAGTTCAATCTTGCCGTCCTTAGTTAGCCATCCGATAGACGAAGAGGCCGCATCCTTTGGGATGATTTCACTATCAATGAGATTGTGAGTTCCACTGACGAAGGCTGCAATTTCTCTCTTGTCTATTGCCATATTATATTTGGACTAATTGGGCGTTCCAGTATTTCATTCGGTCCATAAACTGTTCTGCTGCTGCTCGGTTCTCTGCTGCGTAGCTCTTTGCTTTGTCTGACGCTTGGATCATGAAGTCATCGCTTACCATGAGGTGATAGATAGCATCGTGAAACTCTACTGGGAACCATGGTGATTCACCATCCGCCAGTGCCGCCTGTTGCATGTGGTAGTCGTACTCAACTGCCTCAGCTGCTGTAGGTTGCTTTGTGAAGTATAGAAGTGAGTTAGCAAAGTCTACATATGCGTAACCCTCTGAGTCTCGGTATCGTCTTCGGTCTGACCACGAAACAACCTTGTATGGAGTGTAGTCGGACCCTCTGTATACTACTGGACGTCCAGCTTCCTCAGAAGCGTCTGTGTAGTTGTTGTTGGCTGTGAAGTATAGGAAACCAGTCGCTAGTGCTACTGAAGCTACTGACGTGCTAGTTGTTCCTGTTCCTTCAGCCTTAGTTCCTTCCCATGTGTGGGCGCTATTAACCACGTTATACATCTTGTCAAACAAATCAGAGAACTCTTGTGTTGAGAGTTCACTGGTGTCATCTAAGTAAAGTTGTGCTTTTGTGATTATTTGTGCTTTAGTCATATTGTAATTATACCATTCAAATTCCTATCCCCACCCCCAGAAGGGGCAGAGTAGAAAGTCGATTACTTATACTGCAATTTTTACGTCCAAGAATTGCTTACTTCCATCAGTGAAAGTCTTGATTCCAGCTAGGTAGCTTGAGAATACGTTTGTTCCACGTCGGTCGTCAGTTTCACGCATGTCAACTGGTGACATGTCTTGTACAACTAGATCGATAGCACCTTTCTTACCAAAGTACGCGTGTACAGTGTTAAGTGAGATAGCTCCGTTAGTTTCGTCAGTTGTAACAACTAGACGTCCAGCACCTGTGATTGTAACTACACCAGCAGCATTTACAGCTGAGATGTTAGCGTCATCAAGGATAGCTCGGTCAGCCGCTGAAACTTCAGCGTAAAGAGTACCAACAGCTCCTGCTGCAAGTGACTCACTGTTGTTGATAGCTGCTACTAGAGCGTCTCCTGCAAGTGTTGCAGATGCTCCTACGTCGATGTCTCCTGCTACTGCTGGAGTAGCTTTCGATAGGAAAGTTACACCGTTGATAACAGTTACCTTAGTAGCTACGTTCACTCCTGAGAATGTTTGTACAGCTGAACTAAGTAGGTTTTCAGAAACGTATAGTTGTGCGTTTCGTACAACACCAGCGTATCCGTTCTTGAATACTGATCCAGCGATGTCAATGTCCTTACCCATTAGGTATTGTTCAATGTCAGCTGCTGAATAAGCGTCAACCACGAAAGCCATGTTAGTTGAAGTTTGGATGTTCTCTTTGTACTGTAGTTTCGCAGACATACGAGCTGTCATTTGAGGTACTGTTGTACTTGATAGAGTGATTCCTGTTCCAGAAGAAGCCTGTGTTGTAAGGTCACCTGTGTCGAATGTGTTAGCTGCGTTAGCAACTTCTGCGAAACAACGTGCGTCAAGGTCTTGTGCAACTTTGTGTGCAACCTTTCCACCGATAACTTCACCTGGGTTCAATGGTCCAGCTTGTGTAGCTTCTCCGTCTGAGATGTGGAACACAGCTTCTTTTTCGATGTTCACTTCAAGTAGTTGAGTAGTGTCAGTTAGTGCGTCAACTGTTGAAGCAGATCCTCGAGTCACGTCTCGTACTCGTACTGAGTCGATGTTGAATGATACTCGCTCTACTGATTCTCCGTATCGAAGTGTAGGTTCGAATCGAGTGTTCATCACTTCTTTAGACACGAGTGTCTTCTGGAAGATTTCTTGGTAAGAGTTGTCAAACTCTTCTCTAAAGTCTGTTAATGACATATTTAGGGTTAGTTAATTTACTAATCCCTGTTCTTTTTTATAGTCGAAGCCTTGTCTCAAGCCCAACATTGTACTGCTTCTTCAAGTCGGGGTCCCTTAGAACTTCCTTCCTGTATTCGCCGTCACGTTGTGCTCGTTCGAAGTCAACCTTTGAGTCTTTGGCACCGCCACGAGGGGTGGTGGTCTCAAGAGTGCGCTTACCCTCAAGGGTGTTGCCATACACCTTATCGAGAAGTTGTGAGTATGTCATGCCTTTATTAGCAAGTGCCATCTGCTTCAGGATGTCCACGTTGGCCACCTTCGCATATTCAGGCGCTTCTGCTAAAGCGTCATTAATACCTTTTTCTATTGCAGCTGCTACCTTAGCGGAAGCCTCTGCATTCTCAATTTTAGCTAGCTTGTCAGCAAGTACTTGTACATCAGGGTCTTTCTCGGTATTAGATACGGTACTATCCGCGTCCTTTTCTTCTCTTAATTCTGCCAGTTCAGCCTCCAAGTCCTTTCGTCGTTGGATTTCTTTATCTAGCCTCGCTTTAGGAATATGATCAGAAACTTTGTTTTCCTGTTGTGTTTCCTCTTCCTGAGTTTCTGGTAGAGTATCCCCTATCGTCTGCTCAGTGTCTTGCTCATCATTTACAGTTTCTTCTGGAGTCGCGTTAACCTCGGACTCAGGAGTAGTAGTGTCGTTAGACATATTTAAAACCTGTCTTTAACATCTTCAG